CATCTTTATTACCTTTAAGCACATCTATCATAAGGTTCATGTCGTCTTGCGTAAGACCTTCTTCTTCCATCGCGCTTATCATCTTTCGATAAGGAGCAATAGCTTGCATCTTTTGAGTGTAGTTCATACTCTGTGCAAACACTTTACCGAACTGTTCTTTTATCTCGTCTTCAGTAAACTCAAACTCTTGTCCATTAGCCTTATATGTGTACTTCTTTACCTCTTCAGGAGCTTTAGCTTCATCAGGTTGCTCTTCTGCTTCTTCATCTTCATCCGCATCTGAGTCCTCTTCATCGTCTTCCTCAACAGGCTCTTCATCATCACTATCATCGTTATCGTCATCTTCGGATTCCTCTTCAGGTTCTTCCAGTTCTTGTTCATCACTAATCTCATCGTCGTCAACATCATCAACTTCAACGTCTTCAGGTTCAGCATCCACTTCTGCTTCAGGCTCACTGTCTTCAGCCTTAGCAGCACTAACTCTGGCCTCTAGCTCTTCATCACTCAAGTCAAACAAGTTTTCGTCTTGCACTATCTCTTCTTCTGCCATGGCTTATTCCTCAGCTTCCGCTTCATCTTCCATCTCTTCGTCTTGCTCAGCCATCTCGCCTAACATCTTGATAGTATTGAAATGGTCTTGCAACGCACTTACAGCAATAAGCCCTTCCATGACGTCAGTTCTAGCACCCGCCTGTTTAATCTGATCACTAGCTAGAATACTAGTCCCAGTGATAGCCTTATCTTTAAAGTATCCTTCAAGAATAACGATTTGAAAATCTTTATTCTTCATCAATCTCTCAAGAGCATCTGCTTGCTCTACCCAGTAACCGTTGTCAGTTCTCTCAACTGCGACTCTGTTAATTGTATCCATCTTTGTCCTTTAAGTGCCCTTTTTGGGTGTACTTGAATTTCGAACCCGTAAACACGGGGCTTCGTTACGACATTTTAACGAACCGTTACTTAGACTCACCTTAAGCAACACCTGTTCCAGCCGCTAGTCCTGGCTCCATTCCTGTCTGCGCACTAGCCTGTCCATTCAGTATCTCAATCGCAGCATCAATAAGCTCTGCAGGAACTCCCATCTGCATCAACTGCTCTGGAGTTGCTCCTTGTCGCAACATAGCCACTACCTCTTCTAGTAACTGTTGCTGTTGTTGTTGCCCTCTACCTACGCCTTGTTGCGCTAATCCTAATTCTTCCACTACTGCTCTCCTCTATTAAACTGTGTTGCTTGCAGCGCCCTCAACGCATTAAGCACGCTACCATCAACCTCAGGCACCTCTACAGCTTGCCTAACCCCTACCTTGTGTAGACCTTCCGGCTCTACCCCTACCATAGCGGGAACAGTATCAAGGTTAAACAGCCCATCAGGCCCATTAAAAACACTACGCCTAGCTGCTTCCGACCTAGCTTGGGCTAATGCCGCTAGCCCACCGGCCTCTACCAACTGTCTTTCTCTAGCCTTATTCACAAGCTCATCATACTTCGCAGCCTTCTGCGCTTGCTCTTCCTGCATTATTGCATTCTTTATAATACTCATCTCATTACTCCTATATTGCTATCACCCTGCTCTGCTTGGTATCGCATAGTGTTTTGGTTAGCCTGCATCTTTAACGCTTCTTTTTGCAACGCCAGCTCATTCTTAAGCTGCTCTAACTCTAGCTTCTCTTTATGTGTAGCCTGCTCATCCTCTTTAATAAACTTCAAGTCAGTAAGGTCTTTCTCACTCTTTATCTTGCTAGTCTCTACCAACAACTTCTTAGTCTGAGCATCTTTCAATCTAGCAGCAGCCAGTTTCTCTGCTTCGTCGCCCAAATCTTCCCTAGAACTAGCCCTAATAGCCTCTATCTCAGCCGCTAACTTCTCAAGCTCCATCTGCGCTTTTTGTATCTCTAGCTGCTTCAACTGCTCCTGTAACGGATCAGGCTCAGGCTTAAACGTCTTAATGTCTTGTTCTAAGTCAGGCTGCCTACTAAGTTTAGCAATTCTAGCGAGTATCTTCTGTGTCAACTCAAACGGCACTGTATTGCCTAGCGTCTGCAGCAAAAAGCTAAGTTCTTGACTCTTAGCTGCGTTATCTTCAGCAGTACTGATAGTAATATCTATATCGATATTGCCATCTAAGTCATCTCTACGTATCTCTACAAACTCGCCGTTAGTGACCCTAATAACTTCTTCTTCACTAAGAAACTCAGCATTGTAAGCCATCCACTTTCTCATTAATGGCTTAATCAAGTTTTCAGCCAAGTTCCTAACAAGGTCTAGTCGTCTAACACTGGTAGCGTCCAACACGCCTCTAGCAGCAGTCGCAGAACTACCTAGCGTATTACCGCTAATCCCTCCACTAAAACCTTTAATACCTGTTAAACTTTCAACCTCATTATTCATCATCTCTAGCATGTTAAACGCACTGTTAGGAATTGGATTATAACTACCCTGCCAAATCCCATTCTGTTGATTAAACTCAAAGTTCTTACCGGCAAAAAACTTCTTTCTTTGCGTAGCATCTAGAGTACCTTTAAGGATTCCTACCTGTCCATTAGTACTAGCTGCCATATTGTTGATAATACCTCTAGTAACAGCAGTAATTATCTGTTGATGGTCTGCTATCAAATCAATGTTGTTCTCTCCATGCAACTGAAATGGCACACTGCTGTATGGCACGACCAAAAACGGAGGTTTGCCGTCAGGGTAAGGATTATCTTCCAGCCTAATAATAGTATTGCCGACCCATGCACACACAATCTGTTCAACTATTCCGTCATTATTAACATCATAATTACCCCAGTACTCATACACCACTATCTTCTTTCTAGGGTCATCCTGAAACTTAAACTCAGTCGTATCTGGACTTTCGTAATCGTTGTCATCAGCTTGCTCTTTCGCTACTTTATCAAGGTTTTTGTATCTACCGTCTTTTCTTAGCGAGCTCATGTCAGTCTCATATCTATAAACAATAAATTGAGCTTTATCTAAATCGTCTTGACATGTAGGGTCAATATAGATGTCTTCACTCCTACATATTTTAGCTGTAGGTTGATTTTTCACTATCTTAGTCTCAGTAACTACTTCAGTAGTAAGGTATTCTACTCCAAATTTATCAACCTTAACTACCTCACGCTCAACCTCAACCTCTTCGTCTTCGTACTCCCAGCCAGTCTGCACAACCAGCGTAGCTTCAACATCTAGTACCTTAATCGCTTTAGTAATAAAATTGTATCTATTAAATTGTCTACAAAACTGGTAGTTAAGTAGTAGCTCTGCTTGTCTAGCAGCCTCAACGTCTTCATACGTTATCGGACTACACTTAATAATATCTGGAGTACTAACAAACGGATCTTTAATACTGGCATGAGCCCACTCACTCTGTCTTTTAGCGACTTTAGGCACAATTTTAGACTTACCTACTTCTTCATTCCCATAAGGTCGCCCCTCAAAAGTATGTCGTCTCTTCTCAATTTTAGAGTCTATTTCATACTTCAGCTCTTCTGCGGCCTTTAAGTCAGCCTTAAAGCTTTTCAGTAGCGCTGCTTTGTCAATCTTAGGTTTACTCATTATCTATCCTTAGTGTATCTGCCACATTATACTGTTTGCCGCATTAAGGCTCACTTAATAAGTCCATAGCACATTCTGCACTTTAGCCTTATCAATATCAGCATGCACAAACGACTTAGCTACGCCAACCCTAGTAAACCCTACCTTAAGTAGCGCATCAACAACTTTAAACCTATTGCTACCGCCATCAACAACAATGTCAACAGCCAGCCCTAACAGGTGACTACTAGTGCTAGAGCCGCCAACTGCAGCATTGTGCTCTTTACATCTATAGCCACTACTAACAGTAAAAGGCACACCCGCCAACTCTCTAGCCTGATCTAGCCTTTCTATTAGCTCTTCACTAATCAGATTAGCCCCACAACAAGGACATTTAAACTCATCAACACTAAAATATTTAAACTTCATCACTTCTCCTTTTACGTTCGCCCACCAACCCAGTAAGCAATTAGACCTAACAATCCTGTACTCACTAGAGACAAAAACACTTTAAACAGTATTATATTTGGTAAATTATTTATCCTAGCTAACTCAGCAAAGATTTTATCAAAGTTTCGATTAGCCTTATCTATCTCTTTATCATACGCTTTTAGCTGTTCTTTCCTTTGGATATTGCACGACTGAAACACTGGACAACCAGTTTTAGTCTGGTTCTCAACTATCGTACTAACCTGTGTGCACACGTCGTCTATTCTCTTGTGCACAACGTTAGAAACATGGTTAACTCTATCTTCAACATGCAGAATCTTCTCTAAAATTAACTCCTGCTTAGACAATATTTCGCCCATTGAGTCTACTTTATCGTCTAGTCTCTCTACTTTACTATCTAGTTTTTCTAATGAAACCATTATTAGGCTTTTATCGTCTATCATTAATACTACCTTACACAACTATTTTTATTTATTCTGCCAGAATTTAGCACTATCTTTTTACCTTACCCAATAACCAGCGTAAACCAAACGTAGCAGCTACGATCCCAATAAAGCTAAGCATGTACCAATCAGGCGTCTTCTGCAATACCTTAAACCCTTCTTCAACGTAAGGCGCTAACGAAGGCACAAAAGCCATCACCATAGGAACACTCAACAACAGCATCAAGTATTCATCTTTCCAAGTGTACTTCATCTGCATTTGTGCATTTGTGTCCCAATCAGCCTCTATCTTTTGCCCCTGCTTAGCTAGCTCATAGGCCAC